ACACCGAAATGTTGTAGAGACCGGCGTTGGCGATAACAACGCGGGACGCAGGCGTACCCAAAGAAACGTCGTTGGCAATCTCGGTGTTGGTAAAAACCAACGCATACGCCGTGTTAGCCGCTGCGGGTGTCTGCGTGTCCAGCTTGGTAAACTCGCCGTAGTATAGCTGCTGTTCAATCGTCGGGCGCACAAAGATAATGCCGTCGGTCGTGCCGACCTGCAACACCGCCGCCACTGGAACGACGTTGTTCGGTGCTGTTGGTTTCACGTTAGTGAACGCGCCAGCAACTGTCGGGGAGGCGTAGAGAACGTCACCGAGAGCAAACGCGCTGGTGTTTACGTCGCGGACAAAGCCGAATGTGGTGCAGTATCCCCTATCCCCGCTATCGGGCAAATCGTGCGTCATGACGCCAACGACATACAGCGTGTTTGTTGCGCCGTTGGCGAGGTAGGGCGAGACTGACAAGGCGCTATCAGGAACAGCACCAGTGAAGCCAACGACGGTGCCGTTGGGGATCGTCACGCCGGTAAAGTTTGCAACCCTAGCGTATTGCTCCAAACCCACTTGCTGAACGACGCCATACTCCATGCCGATGTCAAGGGTCTGGTCTGATGGATTCCAAGCGGCTCTGGCTATCAAGGACGTATGCGGAGCGTTAAGGTTAAAGTCAATATAATCAGTGCTAATTGAATTGTTGTTCTGCGTTGCGGGTTGAGACGCATCCACATCCAAAACATCCGTTATCGCCGCAATACTGGCCAGCGCCTCATTGGCCGTTGCGAAGGCGCTTCCCGCCGAAACACTGATCTCATCAAGAATAACCGTGTTGATAGTGTCAACGGTCGCAAACAGCTTTTCAAACTGCTTGATCTGCTCGAAGTCTTGCAGGAACGAAGCAAGCTGGTCGCGCGTTAGATTGAGACGCTGAACGGCCATTAGAACGCCAGCGGCTCGATAGCCGCCTCTAGCCTAGCAAACGACATGTGGGCCTGTGAGGTACCTTGAAACCGCTGTATGCGCCAGTTACGCATCCAACCCTGCTGGAACCACACAAGGCGCTTTGCGCGGTCTCCTGTGGTGCCGATGTTGATGGGCTTCTGCTGGCTCCATGTCTGGCCATCTGTAGAGTAAGACGTGCTGATCGTCGGGTTAGTGCCGAATGCTACCGAGCCTGTCAGACTGACAAGTTCAAGCTGCTGCACGATTGCGCCACGGCCTTCGTTATAGATGATCGTGGTGCCAAACTCCCAGCGCACGTTAGCGCCCCAGTGCGTTGAAACATCGATGTCAAAATAGCCGATTGCCGACGACTCTGGATCGCCAACGAGCCACTTGTTATAGCACCACACAAAACTTTGCGCCCGATATTGGCTGTAATCGACGATGCTGCTTGTCAGGATGAACCACACCGGCTGGCTCAGTGCCTTGGTGGCCTCGCCATCAAACACCAGTGTCCGATCTGGCAGATGGATATACAGGTACTGATGCGCCCGGTCGTTGCGGGCCTCCAACTTGACGTCTGCAAGCTGTTCTTCGGTATAGTCCAGCAAGATCGTGTCGATCTCTTGAGTGCTGATCTTGTTGGCCGTTGCGTTTGCGCCGAGATAGACGCCCGGCGCTTCGTTGAAGCCACCGCCCAGAAACGCCACTGTTTCTAAAAAGATGCAGCAAGCATGAGTGCCGACAACTCCCTTTTCTACTTGTGCGCCATCAATACGCTGGAACGGGAACAGATCACCACCCACGTTGTCGAACACTTCGATTGTCTGGCGGTTGAGCGCATAAACTTCGTTGCGCAGCTTCAGCAGCGCGACCACCGGATCAGGATCCGCTTCCGCTGAGCCATACTTCAGCGGATTGACAGCGAACGGATCACTCAAATCAGTGACCACCAGAAACTCGCCATCGGTGGTCATGAAGTAACCGTCAACCCAAACGACATCTAGCACGATGCCCAGATCGGGATCGGTCACTTGAACGAGGCCAAGAGACGGCGACCAGTAAAAGAGATTCAGATTTGAAGCGATGGCAAGCCGGTCAAAGCTATAGTCAAGCGTCACATCCCGGCCATCGTCGCCGACATCGCCGAGAATCGTCACCGCTCCGGTGCTGCTGACGATAACTAGCTTTGAACCCATCACCCGGTAGCAGATGCTGTTCCAATTGATGCCTCCGCGATCAATGCCCGGCCCCGTTCCGTTCGCAATGATGCCATCAGTAGGCCGCATAAAGCCATCGTCAATCCCGTTGGGCAATGGCACCGGCACAAGATTCACCGGATAGGCCGTGCGGAAATCCGGCCCGTTATCCGTGTAAATGCCTGTCAGGATCGGGATTTTCACTGTGTTACGCCCACACGCGATGTGGAACTGCTGGCTCGACGCTCAACGGTGTCAACTCGGCAAGCTGCTCGTCGGTGAAGTTACCGCGCAGGTTGGTGTGCCAGCCGGGGTAGTCCACCACGATAGGCTCGTCGGCCTTGTCGTAGCCCGTCACGCGGCTGAATGGCCCGATGTGATCGAGCGACACGCCAGACACCGGGAAGCCCTCGTTGTTGGTGACACCCGCAGCCAGCAGCGCGGCAGTCATCTCCGCTTCGGTGGCGGTCATGAGATACAGGTCGATCATGCGGTCAATGCCTGTAGCTGCGCGTCGGAGAGGCGGGAGGGGTAGTAGGTAAGGGTGCGGATGTAAAAAGGCCCGCCTTCGCTGATATTTAATCTATCGACAACAGGCATAGTCGTCATCGCGGCGCTGGTGCCTACAGACCCGCCGTTAACCGAAACGGCGCTGTTGCTAGGCGCGCAAGCAACAGTTATCTTGAATGGCACCCCAAGGGTAAAATTGGTTGCCGCAAGTCCGGCTGTCAGACCCCCAGAAGATGAAGTTTGGCCTAAAATTTGTGTACCGCCTGCGCTTTGCCTTGCCGTTATATAGTTTGTTGTGGCAGCCGCGTCTTGTATCCTAGCTAGAGTTGACGAGGCTTTATTTCCGTATGCAATTGCCTGCACAACAATCGTCCCCTCGCTCTGGTTGTACCAGCTTGAGAAGTTCGTACCCGTCATCGACGCGATGTCAGCCGCGCGGGTGACCGTGGAGGCCACGGTGGGGATGTAGCTGGTAGAGAAAGATGCTTGCTCCAGTTGCGCGCCCCATAGGCCCAAACCTTTAGCCCCATTGCCGACCACAGGATTAAGAGCAAGATCAATCATCGCAGCGCGCCACTGGCCTGTCGTAACGCCAGTTGCTAGTTTGCCAGTTGCAGAAACCAGATACCAACCATTGCCAAATGCTCGAACTGACCCGGCGGTAAAAGTTCCCGTTCCTAACGCGCCAGAAGATACAACCGCACCCGTTGACAAATTGGCTACAACTCGAAATCCATTACCTCCTGCTGTAGCATAAAGAGAAACAGCGGGAGTTGTGCTAACCGCTTTGAAAAATCCAGATATTGAAAAATCTGCGTTTGCCGTAACAGTAATGTTTGCGGCACGCAAAATTTCTCCGGTCGTGCCAATAGTTTGTATATAACTGTCGGCGTTCTGCGTTCCATCTGGCGATGTAAGATTATTCGCGGTTATAACTGCGGTCGCTTTTGTCCATGATATATCATTGAACTGGTCGCTATAGGTCAGCAGATTTGCTCTCTGCTCCTCGATCAGCAGGCCGTTGGGCGCGAGCGTGACGGGGTTGTAGTCGAAGCGCGGGGCATTGATTGCTGCCGTCTGGATCAAGCCATTACTGCCGACAAACGTAGCCGTGGTGGATCGAGTAAACGTGATGCGCGGGTCCAGCGTGTTGCTGGTCAGGAAGTCTAGCGACAGGACTGGTACACCAGTAGTGGCTACGCTCCAACGGCTGACATGGCCAGCACCGGGGCCACCCCAATGCACGGACATTAGACGCCCTCACCCTGAGTGAAGTAAATTATCCCGGTGGCACCGGCTGCAATCGCAGCGATATAAAGATCACCATTTGCACCCGGAGAGAATGTCAGAACTTCATGAACACCCGGCCCGATTGGCGCGCTGGTTGCTGTGCTTGCGGTGACGGTTATGTCGCCAGCATTAAGCCAAACGGTCGCCGTCCCGTTGTTCACGATGCGAACGGTAACGGGAGCGTT